GGTCCTTTCGGACCTCCTCGCTTGTAGTAACACGTTATCACATCCTAGGAGGATCTATGGCTGAAGAGAAATCTCCAACCAGGAGGGCCGGTGAGTCTATTGACTTCCAGCCCGACGATATACTCATTGTTGAGTGTACTGTCACCCTTCAAAGACGTGGTCGCAATGTTACACAAGGCACCGTGGTTATATCAGGCGAGGTTGCGACCTTCGATTACGAACTTACGGAGCTCCAACAAGGGCTCCTTAGGCGCGTTATTCGTGAGGTCGTCACCGATAACCTGAGTCATCCCTCGCGGGATGGCTTAAAACTATAACTTTAGGTGCTTCGCGACTGGCGCTTTACGCGCCTTCTCTCTTGAGTGTTACAACGCTCACCGGGAAACCGGAAAACGTCCCCCCGTACGAGGAAACTTGTGCGGCATAGGTAATCCCTGGGACGATTCTGCTAGTAATGGAGAGAAAAGTGGGTACAAAAAGCCGTGTTTTAGCGATTCCTAATAAGATCTGGATCCAGTATCGTTTACAAAACGGTTCTGAATTCAAGACGACCTACGCTATCAATTCCAACGTGACCCAGACTGTTTCGTACAGTCCGGACTCGCGAGGGGAGTGGAAGCGCTTGATCGCTCAAGGTTCGTCCGCGACGACTTCCCTTTCTGGGAAGATCCTTCGCGTTCGTAATCGTGGATATTATTCGGCTCGCTTTTACAACGTTTCGCTTTTTGGTTACCAGATCAAGGAGTCGTTCCAGTACGGGTATTTGCCCGTATCGGTTCCTACCTCTTGGTCTGCTCCCGCTAATCTCGACACTACGAAGGCAGAAAACTCCGCCGTTGTCAACTTCGTGCGAAAAGTCAAGGCTGTAAACCGCTCTTTCCAAGGCGGTATATTCCTTGGCGAACTCGCTGAAGCTGTGCGCATGGTGAAAAGTCCGATGAGAACCTTACGCGGTGGTCTCGACGATTATGTATCCGCTTTGAAGAAAAAGCGGCCCATGATCGCTAGAGTTCCGCCTAAGCGACGCGAAAGCGTCGCCGCAAGGGTCTTATCTGACACATGGCTTGAGTATTCGTTCGGTTGGGCTCCCCTCTTTGGCGACGTCGAAGACGGCGTCAAAGCGATATATAAGTATGCTAGGGATGAAAATCGTCCCTATCTTATTAAAGTATCGGCGGTGGGCTCTTCCGAGTCGATTGCTCATGCGAAACTTCTCGTCGCCCAAACCCCGGGTTTATCACTCGAGGCTACCAAAACTAGTACTTTTACGTACAAGGTTAGGTATTACGGCGCTGTGAAGTCCTTCAACCCTAGGTCACAAGCGTTCAATCATTGGGGCGTAAGCCTCTCTGATTTCGCGCCCACAGCCTGGGAATTGATGCCATGGTCCTTTTTCGCAGATTACTTCGCCAATGTTGGCGACATAATCGACTGCGCAAGCTTTGTCCGAGCCAACCTGGCGTGGGTCAACAAGTCTAAGCTTCACTCTCTTAAAGAGAGTTACAGCCCAAAACTTCTGGCCGTGCCAGCTGGTTCGTTCACATCGCTTCTCGGCGGGCAAGCGGAGTATGAGTATCGTGAGGTTAGCCGAGCGCCGTATACTGGCTCCTTTGTCCCTACCCTGGATTTTCACATTCCAGGCTCTGGGTTCAAATGGGCAAATATTGCGGCTCTCGCTCCTAGCCTTCGATCTCTTACACCGTATCGTTAAACCCTCGTTTCTTGGAGTTCTTATGGCTCTTTCATCGCCCTTTAACGGCGCAACCGCCACGGGGTATCTGACGTCACCTACTTATACGGTGACGGCAGACCTAGCTCCCTCGGCAAACGGCAAGCAGTATGCGGTCACCGCTCTTGGCGGTACGCAGACTGATGTCGAAGTGTCGTCGGTCGCACAGCCTTTCACGCTCACGGTCTTCAAGCCGACGGTTATCCGTCAGCTTCCGCTGGTAAATCCCAGCACCGGCGCGTTTACGGCTCCTGTGGGTCGCAATACGTTTCGTTTCATCGTCAGGAAAGGCGTTGTCCCTAAAGCGGGGCAAAGCCCGGTGGTCGCGACGGTCGATACTTCTATATCGATCCCCGCGGGTGCCTCTGACGAAGATCCTAACAGTGTTGCGGCACTTCTCTCGGCGGCGATTGGAGCTCTGAGTAATCAGAGCACCGACCTGATCAATATGTGCAGGACGGGTGTGGTGACCTTCTGAGGCGTTATGAAGCGCCGAAGATTGTCGTCACAGTACGAAGTCCGTAAGGGCTTCGTTCTCGTCAAGCTCGTACTGAAACGTTTAACCGTTTCAGCTTTGATCACGGCTGTCTCATGGGAGCTAGCTGTTCGCTATCTCTTCTGAGACAAGTCTACGCTGAGGTGAAGTCTATGGTTGTTCATGACACCGTTGCTCTTTACAACTGCCTGCAACAGGACCTTTCGGATGATATCCGTCGTGATCCTGCCACCTGCTATGCAAAGGACGCCCTTTCTCGGTCATTGCTGAAGAAGTTCAGCTCTAAGACCGCGTCGGACGCCGATGCAAAGGCTCTTGGCAAATTCCTTTCTGCCAACCTTGGCTGTAAAGGCTTTGGGGATCATGTGAAAGAGAGAGGGTTCTGGGACTCCCAGTTACTAGGACATTTCCGAGAGGAAGTGCACCGGTTCTGTGAGCCTCATAACCGAGGTCCGCTTGTCCCTTCGTTCGAGACCCTCTTTGAGGGCGCTCGTGTAGGGCCTGGCAAGACCTTAGGAACGCCGGAGACAGACTTATATAATAAGCTGTTTTCCAGCGATCTGACCTCGACTTCAACGCGTCTGGTGCGGTACTACCTCGAATATATCCGAGGCAACCCTAGACTTGTCGCCGCCGAAAGGCAGCGAGTCTTGTCTGGCCGATGCTTCCGTATAGTCGAAGGCAGCAGCCTTAGGTTCGTACCGAAGAACGATAGTATCTCGAGAGTCATATGCATTGAGCCTTCGCTGAATATTTTCTTTCAGCTGGGGCTTGGTGCGGTTATGACACGCGGTCTGCGTCAACATTTCGGAATCGATTTGTCGACGCAGCCCGACGTCAATCGGGAGCTTGCTAGGATTGGTTCGCTCGATGACAAGCTAGTAACCCTAGACTTGGAGAGTGCTTCCGATTCTATCTCGTGGAAGATGATCGTTTCTTACTTTCCGCGTTCTTTTTGGACGTGGTTGTGGGATCTCCGGTCGCCTTCTGTGATCTTGCCTAACGGCGAGAAAGTCCAGGCTTGGATGACGTCGAACATGGGGAACGGTTTTACGTTCCCTCTGCAGACTATCATCTTTTCCTGTATTATTTGGGCCGCTATGCGATTCGCTGGAAGGCGGGTCGTGAAAGCCGGTGAGACCTGGTCGGTGTTTGGCGACGATATCATATGCGAGCAAGAGATTGCTCCTTATGTTACACGTCTCCTACATCTTCTCGGTTTCACCGTCAATGCGGACAAGTCCTTCTTTGAAGGGCCGTTCAGGGAGTCCTGTGGTTCCGATTTTTACATCGGGACTAACGTTAGAGGTGTCTATTTAAGGCAACTCAAAACGGAACAGGACATCTGTATCGCGATCAACGCTCTGAATCATTGGTCAGCCTTACACCGGGTTTATCTCCGGCGTACGGTTGGCTACCTACTTAAGCTCTTAGGGCGTAAACCGCTCTACGTGCCTAGGTGGGAGAACGATGATGCAGGCGTGAAAGTCCCTTGGTCTTTTGTCATATCCCGCCTCAAGGTTCATCCCGGGTACCAATCGGTTATTTACCGACGGTATCAGGCTAAACCGGCAAGGTTGGTTATGACGCAGACCGAGGTCTTTAAGGCCGGCAGACTCCAAGGTCGTATTAACGACTTTGGTGCTCTGTCAGCCTTTCTCGCGGGAGTGGTGGAAGGCCGTAAGGCCGACCATCACACGTCGGTAGTCGGTACCGTTAGTGTTAGGCATAACACAACACTGTACCGTAGAACCACCGGGGTGGCCCCAAATTGGGACAGTCATTCCGGACATTCCTTAGGCAAGAATGTATCTCCGCATACCTGGTCATGGTACGCGGGAGCTAACCTGATGGGTTAGTTCAACCCCGAGAGTAC